ATTTTGGCACATCTGTGACTGTGCAAATTAGACGACCTACTGCAGGAGCTAAAAAATTCCAAGCAGGTTTAGTAGTTCTAAGTAAGGAAACATAGGATGACACCACAGATTATTACAACTATTTGGCTCCGCGTCAAAGAACATGCAATTAGCAACCGAACTAAAGTTTGCTGGGTCGAAATCTGTGATCGTTACTGTATCTATACTGAAGTTAGAGGTTTTAGGTTAATTTGCGAGATTTTGAAGACTGACCCCAAATCAGATGATCAAATAGATTTTGAAGACAACTATAAGGATTAGTTTCTTGCACTATACTCCAAAATTTTTAGAGGCCTACGACAAAGTAAAAAAAGTCGTAGCAGAAAAAGGTATTGAAGCTGGAAAGCTAGCTTTTCGAGACGCAATGCTTGCTTTAGGACATGAAGAACGTGTTAGAAATCTTTACCGGATTCAAGACAAACTTACTAAAAAAGCTTCGTTCTTTCAGCCGAACGTTCCACAAGCTAGATATCTCTCAACTAAGTCGATGCGTAACATCGTTCTTAAGTGTCGTCAAGTTGGTTTTACTACACTTAACTGTATTCGTGGCCTTGACTATGCCCTTTGGGAGCCTAATTTTCGTGCTGGTATTCTGTGTCACAAACTGGGTACGGTTAAAACGATTTTTAATGACATTACTAAGTTCAGCTATAACTACTTTATCAGAGACTGGGGTCACCTGTATAGACCAGTTGAAAAGAGTGACTCGTCGTCTTCGCTCTCTTTTCTTCACGACGGACTAGGTCGACCCCTAGAAAGTAGCATCCTTGTGATGCATGACTTTCGTGGAAAAACTCTGCATTTTCTACATGTAGCTGAGGCTAGTCGTATTGAAGGTGACCGTTTAGTTGGGTCTATAAACGGAGTTCCAGACAACTGCGAAGTTACTCTTGAAAGTACTGCTTATGGTAGGGGTGGAGAATTCTACCGGCTCTGGCAACTTTGGAGAAGCAAGGGAAGTACCGCGCCATACAAAGGTTGTTTTGTAGCTTGGTTTGAGCATTACCCAGAAGACTTAGACCGCTGGGACTTGTCTGAGAAAATTCAATGGTTAGCAAAAGAAGAAGAACTACTTAGAACCTATGCTGGCAAGATTACTGAAGCACATCTTATGTGGAGACGTTGGGCTATTGAGAGTAAGTGCGAAGGAAACGAAGAAGTCTTTGAGAACGAGTACCCGACGAACGACCAGGACTGTTTTATCTCAGGCGAAGCTTCTGTCTTTGGAAACACGATCCTAAAGATGCAGGACCGAAACACCCGCGACCCTATTTTTGTAGGGCACTTACTTTCTGCTGGTTCTGGGAAGATTGACATGCACGAAGACCCTAAAGGGGTAGTCACAATCTGGGAAGCTCCGAACCCTGGCAGAGTTTATGCAATTGGTGCAGATCCAGCAGGCGGCCTAGGGCAGGATCGGGCTGGTGCCTACGTTAAAGATGTAAAAAGTAACAAGATAGTAGCTAGGATCTGGGGAGACATTGCCCCAGCAGATTTTGCTAGAGAACTTTACAAAGTTGCTAACTTTTACAACAAAGCTTTTATGTGTGTTGAAGCAAACAACCACGGGCAGGTAGTTCTTCACGTTCTTAAAGAAATGGGTTACCGGAACATGTACAAACGGTCTACTATAGACGAACTTACGAACAAGCCTACGAAAAAAATTGGTTTCGTGACTACTAGCCAAAGTAAAATTTTGATCACTGAGAAACTAAAGAACGCGGCCAAAGAAGGTACTTTTGTAATACTGGACCGGGAACTAATTTCTGAGATGTCTACCTTTGTTCAGGTTACCTCAAAGACTGGAACTTCCGTTCGCAGAGAAGCTTCTGTAGGTTGTCACGACGACCTTGTAATGGCTGCAGCTTTAACGGAAGAAATGGCGTCAACGAGACCCGTTGACTTGGACAACGAGCATACTCCTATGAACGAAGACTATGTCGTAGATGCTGAAACAGGATTCATATATTAAAGGATAAACTATGCACGAACCCTTTGAACTGTCTAAAGAACAGATTATAGAACGTGAAGCTAAGAGACGTACTGTTTCTATGGTACGTGCCTTTATGAAGCGTTCGCACAAGTATCGTGAACCCCATTTGGAACTTGCTAGACAGTCCCGAGAACTATATGAAAACTGGACAAATACTACCCGGTCTGTGATTCAACGTGCTAACCTGAAGTTGCCGTTTGCTTTTACCGTTATTGAGACCCAGACCCCACAAGTAATGGACATTTTCTTCAGAGGTGGCAACAACCTGCAGTTTAAAGGCCAAGATGTGCAAGATGCACAGTGGGAAGATCTGCTAACAGACTTTCACAACCATCAGTTTGAAGAGATGCAGTTTCAAAGTAAGACCGCGATCTTTATCAAGTCTATGTTACTTGACGGCACAGCTATAGCTAAAGTACCTTATCGTTACAAAGAAGTAAAAGCTATACGCAGAAACCGCACGTTTAACGTTATTACTAACGAGCCTGAACTTGTAAAGTCAGAGCAGATCGAAGTCATGTTTGACGGTCCAGACCTAGAGATTATCCCCATTTATGACTTCTTTCCAGACTGGTCTACTAAGAAACCTGGTGACATTCGAAGCATGCGCGGCTGTGTTCATCGCACGTTCAAAACTCTAGCTTCGTTAAAACAAGCAGGTTTTTACAAGAACCTTAAAGAACTAGAAGACAGCGTCAGGGTCAAAGGTTGTGATGCTTGGAGTAGTCCTTACTATGTTGAAGGTGACGAAAAGGACGAGTTTGAACGCTTTCAAGGCGTTGAAGAACCCGGCATTAAGGACGAGGGTCGCATAGAACTTTGGGAGTACTGGGGCTTACATGATCCTAAAGGAAACGGCGAATTTGAAGAATATATAATAGTAGTTGCTAACGGCGACGTGCTAATCCGAGAAGAAGAAAACTTCTACGACTATAAGTTTAAACCGTTCGTTGCTTGCCCAAACTATGTTCGCGAGAACGAGTTCTACGGCATACCTGAAACTACGGCGGTCCGTTCGTTGATCAAGGAAGCTAACACGATCCGCAACGCTCGCTTAGATAACATTAACTTGTCGGTAAATCCCATGTGGATAGCTGACCGGGCAGCTGGAATCAACGCTAAACAACTCTTTGCTAGACCCAACGGTATCGTCTGGAGCAACGACATAAACGGCATCAAACCCCTACCCCCTCTCGACCCAAGTATTGGCTCTAGAGAAGAAATGGCCTTTATCCAGAACGACATTCAGAACGCAACTGCTCTCGTAAATGCAGCACCCGTAGCTAGCACCCTAGGCAAACAGTTTGGCCGCTCTGCTACCGGCGTAAACTTTATCCAAAGCTTCTCCTCGTCTCGTCTAGGACTTAAAGCGCGGCTCTTGTCTGACCTCTTCTTTAAACGGATAGCTTGGATCATGCTCATGACTAACCGTCAGTTCGTGACCGAAGACAAATGGATTCGCGTATCAGATCCTAATGCCCCTAACCCGTTTGAGCAACTCCCTCCAGATGCTTTCTTTAGGAACTATGATTTTACTGTTGAAACGAGTCTTGACAACGGCGGTCCAGACGGTCAGTTTCAAAAAATGCAAAGTGTTGCTCAGATTCTGCAAGCAGTTGAAGCCTCACAGCCAGGAACTGCAAAACCTGACGTTCTTCTTGAAGCAATGCTGCGTCCACTTCTTGGACGGCAGGTAAAGCGATTTGTTAGGTCTGACCAAGAACGACAAGAAATGCAAAACCAGCAACTTGCTGCCCAACAAGCTATAAATGCTCAAGTAGGTCAAGGTGCTCCACAGCCAAACGCAGTTTCCCCTGACCAAAATGTTAGTCCAAACTTAGACGTTCTTTCAGCTTTAGGTTTAAAATAGGAGACAATAATGTCAACTTTGTACGGCAACGAAAACGTTCTTCCGTGGAACCCTGAAACAGATCAATATGAAGCTTTAAAGTTAGCTGAAGAAGAAGCAGCTATAACTCAAGCTGTAGAAGAAGGTAGGGGTTTAGAACTGCTAACCCAGAGTGCTGGCTTTCAGACCCTGCAAAACTACCTCTTAGCTTCTATAGAAGACTTAAAAGCTAAACTGACCAGCGAACAAGACTTTCGAAAGATTCGACGGCTTCAAGAAGCTGTCAAGGCTTACCAAAATGTACTACTATTCGT